GCGGAAGTATCATTCTCTAACGCAAACATCTACGGTAAGGTTTACTCTTACACTGTGATTGTTACCTTCGATGCGGGTGCAACACTTGTAGGGTCATTTGAGAAAGATAACTTTATCACTGCTGTATCTGGTGGTGTTACTGGTCGCGTTGTTGCATGGGATGCTGAGGCTCGTAAGTTAGAATTAACTATCGACGACACTGCATCTGACATCATCGAGATAGGAGATACAATCACTGAATTGGCAAACAACTCTAACACACCTGGCTCTGCTACAGGAGACAGTGGTGTTGTATCAGGAGTTTCACGTCAGTTACGTGTTTCACTCAACCCACTATCACCTAACTTCCAAGCAAACCAGAGTGTTGTAGACAAAAACGCTGCGACAATCGCTATCGCTAACGTTGAGTCAGACTACACTACACGTACTTACGGACTTAATGCAAGATGGACAAACCTTGCTGCTAGACCTACAACTTCTGCATGGGTAGAAGAAAGAGGTGGACACAATGACTTAATGCACATCATAGTTATTGATGGAGACGGAGGACTAACAGGCACACCTGGCTCAGTTGTTGAGAAATTCCTTAACGTTTCTAAAGCATCTGATGCTAAGTCACCTCAAGGAGATAACATCTACTATAAAGATGTAATCAAGGCACAGTCAAGATACATTCTCTGGGGTAGTCACGAAACAGGTGACGTCTATGATAAAGACGTTAACGCATCTGGTGGATTTGGTCTATCAGGTATCAATAGAGAGTTTGACCTTATCAAGTCTTCTTCTTCAATCAATGATTTAGATGACCCAACAGGCACTAACCCATCTGCTAAACCATTAATAGGAACAAAAAATCAAGCAACAATTAGATACGCATTACAAGGTGGAGTCGACGGTTACTCTGTAGCACGTCCAGAAACACTCGCAGCGTTTAACTTGTTTGATGACGCTGAAACCATTGACATTGATTACATCCTAATGGGTCCTTCAATGACAACTGTAGGTGACAGTATTGCTAAGGCACAACATATAATCTCTATCGCTAACTCAAGAAAAGATTGTATGGCATTCATCTCTCCACATAGAGGTGATGTTATTGGACAACCAAGCACAAACGACATCGTAACTAAGACTATTGACTACTTTGATGCATTAGCATCTACAAGTTATGCAGTATTTGATAACAACTACAAATACATTTACGATAAGTATAATGATGTTTATCGTTACATTCCATGTAACGGTGACATGGCAGGACTTGTGTTAAGCACAACTCTTAACTCAGAAGCATGGTTCTCTCCTGCAGGATTCAATAGAGGCACAATCTTGAATGCAATTAAACTTGCATACTCACCTCTAAAAGACCACAGAGATAGATTATATGCTGCAAGAGTTAACCCAATAGTAGCATTCCCAGGTGAAGGAATTATCCTCTTCGGAGATAAGACTGCACTTGGATACTCCTCCGCATTTGACAGAATCAACGTTAGACGTTTATTCCTTGTCTTGGAAGAGTCAATCTCAGTCGCTGCTAAGAATCAACTATTTGAATTGAATGATGAGTTTACTCGTGCACAATTCAAAAACATAGTTGAGCCATTCCTCCGCTCCGTCCAGTCAAGGAGAGGTATTGTAGACTTCTTAGTAGTCTGCGATGCTACAAACAACCCAGCTGACGCTATAGATAGAGGGGAATTCTTCGCGGAGATATTCGTGAAGCCAGCAAGGTCGATTAACTTTATTACACTAACATTCACAGCAACTAGGACTGGTGCTAGTTTCTCTGAAATAGTAAGCTAATCCCAATCAATTAACAACAAGGAGACAATCTAATGTCAGAAGTACAAGTACCAATACTCCAATTCCGTGACTCGATTAGGGATTTAGCACGCCCTAATCTGTTTCAAGTTGAATTGTTTTTCCCTGAGGGAGGCACAATTAAATCAGGAGCAGATAGCGGAATTAACTCAACTGTCGCAGAAAACAGCTCAAAGTCAACAGTAGGTGGAGACACCCCTGGTGGTGGTAATGCACAGATGTCAACCATGCTAGTTAAAGCAGCGAATCTTCCTGCTTCTACAGTTGGTGTTGTTGACGTACCTTACAGAGGTAGGGTATTAAAGATTGCAGGAGACCGCACATTCGAGCCATGGACAGTTACAGTCTTAAACGATGAAGGTTTTGCATTAAGGTCTAAGTTTGAAGCATGGTCAAGTAGAATACAAGACATGCAGGAAAACTTACAGCATTTTGATGACATACAAGACTATCAAAAGGATGCATTTGTAAGACAGTATGACCGTCAAGGTAATATAACTAGGTCTTATAAGTTTGCTTCTATCTGGCCTTCCAACATCTCTGCTATTGATTTAGCATGGGATAGCAACGATACTCCTGAGGAGTATACAGTTGAATTCCAAGTACAATACTGGGAAGTTGTAAGTAAGGAAAACGCAGGAAACGCTAAGACACAAGGGTAGTAGATTTTATACCTAATCTGTGGTATAATAAATAAACATATAATAGTAGCGGAAAAAAGGAATGACGCAATTATTTGGTTATTCACTTGAGCGCAAAAAGAAGGAATCCCAGAAGGGTCCTTCTTTTGTGCATAAAGATAGTGATGATGCAGCGCAACCCATAGTAGCGGGTGGTTATTTTGGGCAGTACGTTGACCTAGGTGACTCCGCAAACAAGTCAAATGAAGTAGACCTCATTGGTAGATACCGTGAAATGTCTCTTCATCCAGAAGCGGATGCTGCAATCAGTGATATCACTAACGAAGCAATCGCGGGTGATTTAGATGACCACCCTGTAGATATTGAATTATCTAACCTACCAGTTTCACAAAGCGTAAAGAATAGACTTCGTGAGGAGTTTGAAAATATATTATCTTTACTAGATTTCGACAGACGAGCATACGATATTTTCCGTAGATGGTATATCGATGGTCGTCTTTTTTATCATAAGATGATAGACCCAGAAGACCCTAAGAAAGGAATCACTGAGTTAAGGTATATTGACCCTCGTAAGATTAAGAAAGTAATCGAATACGATAAACCAAAAGACCGTATATCACCTGTAGACCCACAGGTAAATGCGCTTATACCTAAGGCAGTTGAGTATTTTATATACAGTCCAAAGGGTTTACGTGGATATGAAAATCAAGGTATAAAGATTGCCACAGATGCTATTTGTTTCTGTCACTCAGGACAAATGGACATGCAACGCAACTATGTGTTGTCACATCTACACAAAGCTATCAAAGCTCTTAATCAATTACGTATGATTGAGGATAGTTTGGTGATATATAGATTGTCCCGCGCTCCTGAGCGTAGGATTTTCTACATTGATGTAGGTAATTTACCTAAACAAAAGGCAGAGCAATACCTCCGTGAGGTTATGGCTCGCTATAGAAATAAATTAGTATACAACGCTGACACAGGAGAGATTAGGGATGACAAGAAATTCATGTCAATGCTCGAAGACTTCTGGTTACCACGAAGAGAAGGGGGAAGAGGCACGGAAATCTCTACTCTCCCAGGTGGACAAAATCTTGGAGAACTTGAGGATGTCAAGTACTTCCAGAAAAAACTCTACCGCTCACTCAACGTACCCGAGTCACGCTTAGAATCTGATTCCGCATTTAATGTTGGAAGAAGTGCTGAGATTACAAGAGACGAAGTAAAATTCCAGAAATTTGTAGTTAGGTTACGCAAGAGATTCTCTGATTTATTCAATGACCTCCTAAAAACTCAAGTCGTTTTAAAGGGTATCTTTACTCTTGAAGAATGGGATGAGATGAAGGAGCATATACAGTATGATTTCATCGCTGATAATTACTTCTCTGAATTAAAAGAGCAAGAAATACAGAATGCACGTATGGCATTACTGCAGCAGATGGACCCATTTGTAGGTCGTTACTTCTCCTTAGAATACTTACGCAAGCAAGTATTGAAGCAACCAGAAGCACTATTTCAAGAAATGGATAAGCAGATGGAAGCAGAAATTAAGGAAGGTAAGGCAATCGACCCACTTGCTATGCCTAGCATGGAGCATGAGCAGATGGCAATGTCTTTAGAGCCAGAACCACCTGACCCTGCGGAGCAAGGTATCAAGCCTGCGGACTACAAAAAGGGAGATATATAAATAATTATTACGATACTATAACATTATGCCAACACAAGCCGCTCAAGATATAGTTAATGCGCTATTCGCGGGTCAAAAAGACCTATCGGATTACGTTGCAACTGGTATGAACGCTGCTGCTGTTAAAGCTGTGGACGACAAAAAGCAGGAAATCGGTAAAGTTATGTTTGCTCCTCAGGATGAAGGTCCTGAAAACACAGAGCAACCAGAAGATGCTGAAGCACCTGTTGCACAAACACCAGAGGAAACCCCAGATGAAACTGATTCGGGAAGAGATTGAATCTTGTAAAGTAGTTATCACAGAAGGTAAGGGTGGCAAGAAGTCACACTTTATCGAAGGTGTATTTCTACAAGGAGCAATCAAAAATCGTAACGGACGTATGTATCCTGTCCAAACTCTTCAAAGAGAAGTGGATAAATACAATGAGTCTTACATTAAGAAGGGACGCTCACTTGGTGAGTTAGGTCATCCTGATGGTCCTACTATCAATCTTGACCGCGTTTCACATTTGATTACTTCTCTTAAACAAGAAGGTAATAATTTTGTAGGAAAAGC